CTATTTCTCGTTCTTTTAACCATTTTTCTTTTTCAATGTAATCATCTGCTAAATATTTAATTAAAGCCATTTGACCATAAGAAGATATAAAATCAATTAAATAATCTTCATCTTCTCCTTTAAATTCTATTGTATCACTCATTTTATAATGCCTAATTACAGGTCTTTTTTAATTAAATTTTATTTGTTTTTAAATTAAAAGCATACTTATACGCTTCTTTGTAGGTTTCAAAACCATATAAATAAATATTACTTCCAATATCTAATGAAAATATATTGTATAAAGAAGTTCTTACAGTTAATTGTATGTTTTGTAAACATTCACTAACAAAAACTTCTCTACCATTTTCAATATTAAATTCTTCAGTAAGCAACCATACGTAATCTAAATCTCTACAATATAAAGTTTCTATAAAATCTACAATTTCATCTTGGTTTTTAAATTCATAAATAAAAGGTTTTGATTTTGGTAATTCTAAATGTAATTTATACATAATGTAAAAACCTATAAAATCAGATGTCGTACAATCTTCAATTATAGGCTTTGTTAAATATTTTTATTAGTGGTACGACTCACATTGCAAATATATAAAAAAAAACCCACAAGAAAACTAAAACTTGTGGGAAACCTGCTATAAAAACTTAAATAAATAAAAAATGAATAATCAAAGGTAGTAAATTAAATTAAATCTTTAAATGTTTCTTCTAAAATATATTTGTAAAGTTTTGGTGCTATTATATTATTATTAACCCAATCATTATTTTCATCAGTCAAATTAAATAACTCTGTTTTATATTGAGATTTTAATATACTTGCTTTAAAATCTTTTGAAAAAATTGTATATTCATCTTTTGTGTATTTTTTAATATCCATACCATCAAAAGTAGCTCCACTCCAATTAAAATTATAGTATTCTCCATAAACTTTTGGCTTGTTAGCTCCCTCTCTTTTGTATATTTTTTCAGTACTATCTTCATACGTTCCAATTCTTTTACCAGCCCTTTTTCCACTTCTTTTTTTTGGGTGTATAAGATATTTGCCATAAGAATCAAAACCTTTGCCTAATTGTGTGTCTTGAACAATAGATATAATTTCTTCTTTATGCTCTAATATTATGCTTTTTGCAATATCAGTCAATTCATTTTTTACTCTATCTAAATTATCTATAAATGGTTTTACTACTGTACTCATATAACAAATATACAAAAAAAGCCATTGATTAATTTCAATGGCTTTTATCTATCTTCTTTATTTAAAAAGTGTTACGCTACAACTGTTGCTGTTGCTGTATTTGATTTAAATAAATCTGTATCTAAAGTAATTGCTTGTCTATTTTCTGCTGTATCATAAATAGAAATTGATAAAACATCATTTGTAGACAAAGCTGAAACTGTCAATGCGTAAGTGCCATCAGGATTTTCTGTTAATGCTGTTGGGTTTGATGTTGCACCGTTAACAGTTAATAAGAAATCTCCAAATGCTAAACCTGTTAATGCACTACCTCCTTGTCTTAATTTTGCTTTTACTGTAATAGAAGTTGCTGCATCAGCAGGTATTGCTGTAAACTCTAAAGCAACTTGGTTTACACCATCAATGTTTTGTGGTTTCCAAGATAACTCTTTGCCCGAAATAAAGAAATAATCTGTTTCAATTTCACTACCATCTAAGAATTGAAAATTCAATCCTTGTGTCATTGCAGTAGTAAAAGTAGCAAAACCAATTCCTGTATCTTCTACCATACCAGTAGTAATACCTTTCATTGATTTATCTTCCGAAGTAGTAGCTAAAATGTTTCCATTTGCATCAACAAATAAAGTATCATAAACACCAAAAGAAGATAAAGATGATAAAGCTGATTGGTAGTTAAAACCTTTCTTGAACATTGCATTAAAAGCATATTTACCTTTTCTTACAACTCTAATTGTTCCATCTGGATCTGTTTCAGTAACATCTTCCTCTTTGTTTACAGTAAACTCTTTAACGCCTTTTAAAACAATTAATTTACCTTCTGCTTGTAATTGCTTTATGTAATCACTATTTGTAGTTAAATCTTTTGTTGAATCAAACTTAAAACCTCTTTGAGTGTACCAAATAGAAGTTGTTGCTTCTAATTTTGATTGACAACCTTTGTCGCCTGTGCCTAAGTCTGCACCAATTCCACAATTTACTAAATTTGCTATTTCTGCTATTGTTGCCATAATTATTTAATATAAAATTTTGATTTAAAATATTTTGCACCTTCTACCGTTAATGGGTATTTTGTGCCTTTTTTGATTATTGTACCATTAACATTAACATCTTTTAATAATAAATGTAAATCTGTTTTATGTTTTGGTTTTTCTTTTAATTTTGGTTTTTCAATTTCAGTTATTTCAACTTCAATATCTTCAACCTTTTTTTTCTTGACTGCCATATTTAATTGCATTTATCGTTAATTAAGTAATTCAGTTGTAAATTTACAGAAAATATATGTCTTTTATCCATATTATCAAATTTAATGACTTTTGTAGAAAAATCCCTAAATATATTTTCAATCCTACGTTCAATACCTAAAACATTATATCTACTATAAGAAATATCTCTTAAAATTTGTACTGCATCAACTTGGCTTTTAGTGTCTAATCTTTGTGGTACAACATCATAAATCTTATTTAAATCTAACATAAAAACAACTTTAACTTTATTATTAAATATGTATTCATCATTAGAAATATCTTCATCATCAATTAAAAAACAAAAAACACAAGATTTACTATCATCATAAAATACATCTTCATAATCTTGCTTTTCAGCATTAAACCATTCAGGCGTAATTATTTTTGATGTTGCATAAGCTTCTGGTGTGTCAACTCCTGTGTTAACAGGGTTTCTATAAACTTTACCATAACCATCAATATCTCCTTTCCAAATAATAGATAATTCAGCATAAAGCTCTTCTTGTATTGATTGAATTACATTATCTATTCCAAAAACTTCGTTAAGTAGATTGTTTGCCATTAGTAAGAGTTTATACTTATATTAAGTCCTTTCTTTGGTTTTAATTGAGTGTCAAAAGTTCTTTGTATTTCTTCTAAAGCACGTTTCTTCTCTCTATGATATTTTTTAATAATAGTTTCTGATTTCATATCTTTCAATTCTGCAATAAGCATTTGGTCATCCATCTGAATACGTTGAACTCTGTTACTCCTATTGTTTGAATTGTGTAGATACATCTCAAAAACCATTACCTCAAAAACTGACCTAATGTAATTTCCAAAACCACTTAAATTGTTTTCTATATATTGAGTTGCATCTAAATAAGCACTTACATTTAAACCAATACCATTTCCATAAGTATTGTATGTATAATTTGCTGTTTCAGGTGTGTTCCCAATTCCATTAGTTGTGTATGCTAAAAACCCATTAAACTTAAAAGGATTAATAGTCGAAACACCTCTATAAACATTCGTGCTGTCAATAACTAACTTAAAAGTACCTTTACCTCCAAAAACTAAATCAACTGGCTTAAAATTTAACTCTCCGTTATTAGGAGTTATAGTAATTGTATCAACTAAAGTGTTTTGATTTAAAACGTATAAATTAACAGGGGTTGTTCCTTCTTTTTGTAAGGATATTTCATTTACCCTTATAGAAACATAATCAGAACCTTTTGGCTCTAATACCCAACCTGCATAATCATTTGTTAAATCAACTTCTGTTGTATTACTGCTCTCATAAATATATTGATTGTTTATAAGTCTTTTTGTCAAAGACAAATCAGCAAAAACTCTATCTTTTACACTTTGAATAAATGTCTTTATTCTCAAAGATTCAATATTTGTTTCTAACCAATATTCTGTATCTAAAACATCATTACCTACTCCTGCTTTTAAACATTGATAAATATTACTATGATTTTTAACTATGTCTTTTGCATTTCTGCTTATTGAAAATACTTCATAATTCTTTTCATTGTCGTAGTTTTCAAAGGTAAAAACGGTTTTAGGTAGAAATTCTAAAATATTCTCTACCGTTACAGAGGGGTGAACTCCACTATTTAAGTATAAGCCTGAACTCGGTAAACTTGTTAATTCATTATCTAAATTAACTGTACTCGTAAAATCTTGTGATATACCTAAAACCATTTTTATATTTTTATGCTTGTGATGCCCAAATACCTACTCCTTCAACAATATACCAACCATCAACTCCATCGCCAACTAAAGTAATTCTATCTCCTTTGTTTGATGTTGCTTTTGTATTGATAATATCTTTGTCAGCAACTCCACTTGCTACTGAATCTGCTGCTGCATTTGCAATTGAACCAATAATTGCATCGTTAGCATTAGGTGAAATGGTAATTATGTTATTACCATCTGATCCACTGTTAATGAAACTAAATTTAGCACCTTTTTTTGTTGCAGGTAGTGTTACTACTAAAGCATCTGTTCCTACTAAATATACAGTACCACTATCACCTAAACCTAGGGTAGCACTTGCTGTAATTTCTTGTACAATTGCCCCTTGCACTTCTGCATTATTTCCAAGAGCATCTGTTTTAAATTCTTTTGCCATAATTTCTATGTTTTAAAAGATTAATATTAAACTGTTAAACCTTGTACTTTAACAACATCATTTACTCTTGTAGATAAATCAGAATTATATCTGTAAACTACATAAAAACGTACCCAAATACCCATCTCTTCATAAGAAGTCATAATCAAGTTAGAATCAACTCCACTTGTGATTAATGATGTAGCATTTGTTGCATTTGTATCAGTATAGATATTTGCTCTCATATTAACGAAAGGTAAGTCCATATCTGAAACTGCCCATTTCTTACCTGCAAATTCAGTTCCTTTTCTAAAGTCAGAAGGGAAGTTTTCAAAAACTCCAATCGCTCCATCTCTAAACATATAACCATCAAACTTTGCAGAAGTAGTAATGTTACCACTTTCATACATTCTATCAGCTCCAAAGAAACCTAATGCTTGTAAGTTTTTATCGTTATTTGCTCCGTATTTTAAAGCTTCTGCTTTTTGTCTTGCTAAACCTGCTCTGTTAGTTACAATTCTGTAATTACCACCAACTTCGTTAGCACCCATTAAAGCTTCTGCACTGTAAAACATAGTTTCATCTTGTGCTGCTTTTTTAATTTTTAAAATATCTGGTGTTGCATCAAAAGCGTAATCTCCTGTTGTAGCAGAAACTTGCTCTGTAAAACCTAATACTTGTGTTTTTCTTGCATCTAAATTAGTTAACAAGATACCTTCAACTGTATTTCCCATTTCGTAAAGTACGTTTTTAAGTACTTCTCTACTTTGAAATTCAGCATCAATCATATTGTTATCATTCGCAGATGGATAGTGTCGCATACCACTAAAAACATCGTAAGGTTGAAACCAATATTTATCAGATTCTGGTAAATTTGATGGTATGTACTCAAAACCAGGAGTTGTAACAACTGTTACAGATTGGTCTTTGATTACAGGAATTTCAGCCTTTCTTAATCCTGAAATAGTTGATAAATTCTCTCTTACTGTTGGAGGAATGTAGTTTGCACTTGCAGTTGAATCTTTAACTGCATCAATAACACCTAAAGGAGAAAAATATTTCTCATTTGTTGCCATATCAGACTGCAAATCGTTTAATAATGTTCCGTTTAAAAACGCCATTTTCTTTTGATTTAAAATTAATAATTATCTTTACTCTTTGCGGTCTTTCGCTATTTACTTTTACTTTTTTGTTGCTGTAATATACAAATCTCTAAATTTTTTAGAATAATCTTTGTGAGTAATACTTCCAAGTTCTTTAATTAAGTGTTCCTTCACTAAACTTGAAATATCCTCTTTAGATGCGTTTTGAGGTACTTTAAATGGTAAACCCTCAATATCTAATAAATTCGTAGCACTTGCATTATTACCTCTTTGCTCTCTACCTCTTAATAATTCAGATATGTTTTTATCTTCTTCTATTAATTTAGATAGTTCAACTTTTTTATGCTCATTTTCTTTATCAATGGCAAATGGTTTACCATCAATAAGTTCAATATTGTATTTTTCTTCTATATTTCTTTTCCATTCACCCCACTTTGCATCTGCTTCATATTTATTTATAGTTTCTGGAAAAGATGGTTTTACACTACTATAAGCAACTTCTTTTTGCATTGTAGTTAACTTATCTGTTGCTTCTTTATACTTTAAATCTAAGCCCTCTAATGGCTCTAGTTTAGCAACTTTTTGTTTGTAATTATCAAGTTCTAGTAAAGCATTTTCATAATTAGATTTTAGTTCATCACTACCTTTAAAGTTTTTCAACTTCTCTTGTAACTCTTGCTCTTTTTGTGCTAAGGTTTGGGTCTTTGATTCCAATGCACTTTCTGAAATACGTGCTAAATAATCTCCAAATTTTTCTCCTTGCTCTCTTTCTAATTGTATTCCAAACTTTTCTGATGCGTATTTTGATGCACCACTTAAAATACCTTCTGCATTTTCGTTAGCTTTACCATCCCAACCTTTCTTTAGTTCAGGAATAATATTACTATCGTAATATGAGGTAATTTTTTGTATTTGTTCTTCTTGTAACCCTACTTCTTGTATAAACTCTTCACTAAATGCCATAATTCTTTTTATGTTTATTTATTTTTTATTTTTTTTCTTCAATTAATGTAATTAATTTTTCTTCTTTCCAACCTGCAAATGGTTTTTTATGATATAAATCAAAATACTCTTCTCTTAAATCATTAATATCAGATGTTTTTTCTACTTTTTTAGTTTCTTTTATATTAGAGTTTAAATTAATTAAATTCTCTAATTTTGCTTCTAATTCAGCAATTCTTTTTTGGTCTGCTGTTAAAGTAATTTCTTGATTATTTTCAAAAGATTTTTGAACCTCTTTAACAAATATTTCATTGTCTTTTATTTCTGAATAACCTTCTTCTTCTACTTGCCAAACACTATCTACTTCTACTTTACAATACCCATTTAATCTAAGGTTTTTCATTGTAAGTTTCCATAAATTCGTTCCATGTTCAACAGAAATTAAAAAGTTTTCATTTTTTACGTTTCCTTTCGCATCATAATTTAACTCTAATCCTCTGTACACTCTAATCTTCACTATCGGTTTCTTTCCCGTCATTGTTATCTGTATTTAAATTAATATTTGTTGTTATTAAATCTTTTATTAGGTTATTAAGCAATATGATTTTTTCGCTATCACTTGCTTTAGTTTGTTTCCAAAATATTGCAATATCTCCATAAGTTGCTTCAAACATAGTTATCCAATAATCAAATTTAGTTTGAAATTCAAATATAATTGGCTCTACTCTTTGATTATCTACTGCTAAAGTAAAATCTTCATCAGCACAATAAGGTAATAACTTATATAATATTACTTCTCTTTCTGCTTTGTCTTTGTTAAACATATTTCTACGCTGTGATAAACGTATTAATATATTTTTACGCTCTATTGCATTTGGAGATTTTTCAAAAAGGTTATATAATACACTTTGTGTTTCTTGAAAGAAATCTGAACCATAAAATATATCAGCACTTACATTAGGTTTACCATAAGCCAAAGATAACATAACCATATCACTTAATTGTCTTGAATGGCTTAATGTATTTGAAATCCATCTCAATTTATCCTCCATTGAAACAAATCCCTTTGAAACTTGTAATTCGGTCATTGATGCTTCTGTACCATCTTGATTATTCTGTGAACCTAAACAAGATACTACTATTTTATCTTCTAAACTTCTTATTCTTTTATCAAGGAATGTTAACGCTTCAACAGGTGTATAGTAAAAATGAATAAAGTTTTTGACAATTTCCATATCAACACCACTACCATTTTCTTTTTCAACAACAGGAACATCAATATCCGTTCCTGCTTGTAGTAAGCTCCCTGTACCACTTCCTGCTGTTTGTCTTGCTTCATTAGAAACTCTACTGCCTAATTGAGAAATACTCATTGGCTCAACTCCGTTATTATCAAAATCTTCTCCACCTAAAGAGTTTTCATTTGTCTTTAATTTAACGGTAATTGGTATTGTTCCATTGGCATTTGCCATTCTTTGAAGTGTCTTTAAAAAAGAATACTCTTCTAAATCACCTCTTAAATAACTAAATATAGATTTTTTAACAATTGGATCTCTGTCAAAACTTTCTTTTACCACAAAAGTTGCAGGACATTGTTCTAAATCGTGTAATTCACTTTTTAATAAAATATAATCTTTAGAATAAAATTCGTATTTTTCATCATCAACATAAGCATAACCTTTTACTATTTCATCATTAATTTCGGTCTTTGCAGCATAAGCAACTTTTTGAATAGTATTATGTTTCATTTTTATTGAAACAACTTTATCTATTGAAACAAATTCTCTATAAGGTTCGTTTACATCAAATAAATCGTGAACTATAATATCATTGTAATTAAATATAACAGCATTAAAAAGCCTTTCTTCAAAATCATCGTTTAATTCTTTAGGATAAGGTGTTTTATTACCTTGAATAATATAATTAAAATAACTATCTTCTGAAAAGAAAACTCTACTTAAAGGCTCTTTTATTCTTGTGTTAATTAAATAAGATGAAGGGTTTGGATTTCGGTAATATTTTACAAATGATAAAAAGTTTTTTTCCTTAAATATACTCTTTACCCAATTTAAGAAAACATCATTATTGTAATAACCCCTTTCTATAAATCTGTCAAAATAGTCATTTCTAACTTCTTCTTGAACATCAGATGTAATAAAGTAAGACAATTGTTTATATTGTCTTGTAGCTTTATCTAAAGATTCACTATTGTATCTGCGTTCTATAAAGTCTTTTGACATTGTTAAATATTAAAATTTATATAATTAAAATAATTCAACTAAATGTGCCATAATTGTTCCACCACTAACAGAAATATTTTCTACTGCTCCTAAAACACATTCACTACCATCTGCAATTAATAAACCAGTTACACTTGCATCACCATTAGTATTGTAAGGTAAACTATGTTTATCATAAGAAATAGTACAATCACCAAAAGCCTTTACTGAAAAATATACACGATTCGCAACTGATGTTTCTCCATCTGAAATTAAATTATGACCAAATGCACCTTGTGTTGCTTTTTGAAAATTAGTTTGTTCCGTTGATTGATTACTTGCCATTTTATTATAATAAATAAATATAAATATTATACAAAGATATAATAAATTTTTTAATAATGTTTAATACTAAACAATCTGTTATAATTTACAATAAAAAAATTAATTTAACTCCAATTAGTTGTTAAATTTAACTTTGGTCTTTTTAAATCAAACCAAACTCGCATAAATATCATATCTCGCCAATCGGGTGAACGACCTATATCTTGCTTTATATCTCCTTTTGATTTACAATCTAACTTTCTTTCTGGGTCTTGGTCGCCCTTTGATTGTATTTGTGCTAATTCAGCCTTAATATCTTCTTTTTCTTGACTTGTTAAATCTGCTGATATATTTATACCCCCTTCATTAATTTTATCAGCTAACATATAAAGGCATTGTACCTGTAAGTTTTTATAGTTAGGCATATCTTTATTGATTTTTATTGGCTTTCCGTTGTTTTTAAAGCCTTTTCCACCAACTCCATCAGTAACACCTCCACCAACTCCATCATCATCAATTACAACTCTGTTTTTAGGTATTTTATATTTAAACCTAAAAGTATTTATCGCTAACTCAACATCTGTGGTCTTTGAAATATCTAAACTTATAACATCTCTTAAATCCCAACCTACCCAATAGCCTATTCGTGCTTTATCACTACCAAAACGTGCAACATCAGCAGTAATATAACCTTTTCCTCCTTGAACTTGATTGTTATCAAAAATTTGGTCAATCATTTCTTGTTCTGCTAATTGGTATGGGTTTTCATCATAATCCCAGTTACCTTTAAATAATCTCTCATAAATAGCCTTATCATTTGATGCTTGTTTTCGTAAAGAAGAAATATACCTATGTGATATAAATGGGTTTTCAGTAACTAAACAACTTAAGTATTTTCTTTTAAAATTAGCTTCATCTAAATTGTCAATATCTAATTGTCCTGCCCTATCTTTATCATAGAATTTAGTTTTAGTCCAATTCTTTGATGGATTTCCTGTTAGAAAAACAATACCTTTTAAATCATATTTATCTACATTCCACCTATTAACCCTTGTTGTTAATACTGTTACTGCTTTTTCGTGTATTTCTCCAACCTCTTCAAACCAACCAGAAGTGTATAAAGTAGAACCTACATCTTTGTATTCAGGATCGCTTGGTTTGTATTTAACTTCAATTAAGTTTATTTCACTACCATTCTCAAATTTTATAAAGTTAAGTACGGAATTATATTTAAAACCTGTAACTCCAAAAAAATCACAAACCTCTCCAAATGTAACTAAAACAGATTCTCTAATGTCTTTAAGTTCGTTCCTTGCAATAAAGTATCTTGTATTTGGATAGCATAAAGCACTAAAAACAATCCAAGACATACCTGTAAAACTATTGTGAGTAACTATAAAATCATCAGTAACATATAAGCTATCTAAAGAATCAACAGTTATACATTTTGCTTCTTCATATCCTATTTCTTTTATTGATATTATTCTTCTTCCAATTTCAGAAAATCCACCATTAAATTTAGTTATTCTTTCTTTTTTTCTTTTTAGTTTGAATAATATAGAGTTGTCATTTCCTTGAATATATAATCTAAAAGAATCTAAATTACTTGTTTTATGCTTTGTTTTAGTCACTTTAAACCCAAGACTTCTTAATATATACTGAAAATCATATGCTAATCTTTCACTACTTGTAGAAAAAGAACAATGACCTTTTTTATCGATAGTTCCGTCTGTATCCATTAAACCTTGACTAAGTTCTATTCTTTTTTCTATTGAAGAATGTTTGTATTTCTCTGGAATAAATTTGAACTCACTTTTACAATCTAAACCTAATTCTTTAATATGTTCATACATTTCATTTATAGGATATCCAAATTCATTTCGTTCGTTTTGAACAATAGAGTAAGAGTAATCTTGCTTTAAATTACTAATAGAAAATTTTTTATCTATTCTTTGTTCTATGTAAGATAATATTTCTTTATCTGCTGTTGTAAAACCTACTTGTTGTGTCAATCCACCATCTCCTATTAAACAACCTAAAACATAAGGATTTATAACATCCCAAGTAGATGTTGTGTATCTGTTTACAGGTAAAGTAAACTCTAATGGTTCTGATAAAGGTATTATTGGTTTTTTATGTAAGTTTTTAATTAACATTTCAGTTGTTTGAATCTTACCTTTACCACTTGTTTTTTCTTGTTTTGATTTATTTCCTGAATACCAAACTTTCCATAAATGTTCTCCACAACATTTTGTTTTAGCACCATCTATAAATTCAACTTCGTAAATTTTCTTTTTACCTTGTGGATGAATTGCAATTACATTTGTGTTTCCTCCACTTGGACTTTTTATAACATCTCCAACTTTTATATCACCCATTAATTTATATCCAAAAGGTGTATAAATTTTTGCATCTAAAGGTTGTGCTTTAGCACCTCCAGCAGCTCCACCATAAAGGAATTGGTCGTATTCATTTGCTGTTAGTATCTCTAATGCTTGTTTTTGTTTTTCGTGAGTTGCATCCTCTCCTTTTTGCCAAGTCATTTCGCTATTATTGGCAGTACCATTTACAATAAAATCAAATTTTCTACTTTTAAATAAGTTTTTTCTTAACTCTAAAATAAGTGCTTTAGGGTCTTGACCTATCAATGACTGAAATTCCTCGTTATTTTCTAAATCTTCTAATTCCATATCGCTAAATTACTAAAAAACCATAATACATTGTTTAAATATATTATGGTTTGTTTAATTTTAAACAGTTTGTTATAATTTAAAATGGAAGATCATCTTCTTCTTCACTTAAAATACTATTACTATTTTCTACTGTTGCATTTACAGGTTTTGTTTGTTGGTTTTGAGAAATGTCTTTTAAATTACCAATGTAAGTTGGTTTCAATCCTTTTTCTCTTTCTTCTTTTGAAATATTTTCTTGAATACTTGCAATATTTCCATATTGGTCGTTTTCATCATTAACCCAAACAACTACATTTAGATACTTTGCACCATTGCTAAATGGTTTTCCATCTTTGTCTTTTGTTACAATTTTACTTTTGTCTACTTTGTTCAAATCAATTGAACCTACTAACATTTTGCTCATAATTTATTAATTTAATGTTTATTTCCGTAATTTGTTGGTCTATTTTTTAACCTATTTATTTTTAATTGTAATTTATATATTAATTTTTTAATATCAATGGTCGGACTTTGAAAATCCCAACCTGTGCATCCTAAAATAGGGTCGTAGTTTATTTTTATCATATTATATTTAAAATTTAATATTTATATATCTTCAATTTTTATTGTTATTTTTTTACCTAATGCCTTAGCTATTTTTTCTAGGTTGCTAAATTTTAATTGATTTCTGTTTCTCAGCCAATCGTGAACGCTATTTTTATCCACATCAACCCTATAACCCATTTCAATTTGAGTGCAATTTTGCTCTTTAAATAACTTAAAGAAAGTATTGTTTGTTGTATATTGTTTGTTCATTTTTTATTTATCTTATATTTGTTATTTGCTCATTTATTCTATTCTTTGCAATGTTAAAATATTTTTCATCTTGCTCTATTCCTATGAAGTTTCTATTTGTATTTACACACGCTACTCCTGTGCTTCCGCTTCCCATTGTGAAATCTAAAACCGTTTCATTTTCGTTGGTGTAGGTTTTAATAAGGTATTCCATTAAATCAACTGGTTTTTGTGTTGGATGAACTTTGTTTTTTTTAGGAACTTTGAAAAATATAGTATCTTTAGGAAATCTACTTTTAGGGTCTTTTTTAGGGTCGCTTTTGAAATTTGTATTTGTAGGTCTTAGGTTTATTTTTTTCATTGTTTCACCTCTAATTTGCCCTTTATTATAACCCTCATTTTCCACATAAGTCATTTGAGGATTATATGTTCCGATAGTGTTTTTGTATTGGTTTTGTAAAAACCCATATTCACAAAAAACAAGTATATCTTCTGTATATTTTAATGGTTGTGCTTTCGCTGTCATAAAATTTGCACATTTATCTTTTTGCCATATAAATTTATGCCTATATTTTTTTACATTACTAACCAATAAAACGCTTGTAAAAGGTTGTTGAGCAAATAAAACAATAGCACCAGTTGGCTTTATTACTCTATTTATTTCTTTCCACATTAAATCTAAATCAATAATACTATCCCATTTGCACGCAGTTGTGCCATAAGGCGGGTCTGTAATTATTGCATCAATACTACCACTTGGTATTTCTTTCATTACTTCTAAACAATCTCCCTTGTATAATTCCATATTTATCTTATCTTATATTAAAATAATTCATTATCCTCTGTTAAATCATATCCTCGCCTTTGTAACTCGCAAACAAAAAAATATGGCATAAAACTATACCTCATAAGTATAACGCTCTTAAAATCCTTGTAAATCTGTTCAGAAGGCATCTTTAAGTTCTTTTTACAAAACTTCTTGTAGAAAATGTAAAGATCTTCTCGGTCATTTAGTATATCCATACCATATATATTTAAAATTAAAATTTATTAAAATCACCATTGTCTATTTTTTCTAATATAACAAAAATACCAATAGCCAAAATACAACAAAACAATCCAAGTATTATATAATTTAACGTCATTTTATTCTCTTTTTTAATTCACAAATAACCATAGTCCAAAACCTAACAAACTCACAATACTTTCGCCCTTGCAAATGAACTCGCTCTGCAAAAACCATTTCAGCACCAACCAAACCCAATTCAGCACCACCAAATTTTTTCTCAATCTCTAAAACCTTAACCAAAACCAAATCATTCATAACACACTACTGCGTAGCAGTCGATTTTTTTTCAACCTCAACACTCTTACCCAACTCATACCCAAACAAAAACGCTTTCTGCCATAAAACAGTCCTAATCTCACTCGGCTTCATTATAAATCGAATATAACCATAACTCGCACCTATCTTTTTACTGAAATCCTTTAAATCCAACTCATGTAACTTCAATATTCTCGTAATTTCGCTCTTATAATCCATCTATCTTATACTTTAGTAACACATATACCACAAATGTACAATATTATTTATACTTATGCAACACATATGTTACAATAATACCAACCAATCTCCTTTTTTGAGAAAAATTATTGTGGAGGGCAGAACACTAGGCTCGAGCTGCTCGGTTGGGGGGGTCTGTTGTTGTTGGCTTTGTTTTTTGTTGTTTATTAGGGTGTGTACTCCAGGACCAACATATCCAGCAGCAGCAGGATTCCCTTTATTTTATTACATGATTGAGGATCTTAATACTATTCAGGCGTTATATCTATCGTTTTGTTTTCTTGGCTTGGTTTCTTTGTTAGTATCTTTAACAGTGTTAACTGGTCGGATGTATCTAGGCTTGTAATGTCAAGGGCTTTAGTCTTTTGTTTGTTGTCTATTTCATAACCTCCTATGATCTTAGTAATCTCCTTCCGTGTTTCCATCTTAGAAACCAGTTTAAACTTATACTTGCTAACTGTTACCTCGTTACCTGCCCGGTTTACTTCTGTCCGCTCGTCTATCTCCCAACTTTCTATATGCTTGGCTATTCTGTGGGGTAATGCCTTTATATCCTCCAGGGTGCGAACGTGTGCCAGGTCCTTCAGAGTTACATTGTCTGCATCTATGTGACTGTTAAGGATCTGCTCGATGCTTATGTGTGTTTCTGTTCTAAGCCTTGACCTTATTGCATTTATGTACTTCCTGGCTGATGGTTTGGACGCTATGCCTTTGAATATGGTGCATGCTGTAGATTGATCTGTAACAGTGTCGTATACCTGCATCACTGAACCAGATTTAGTATTTTCTCCTCTATAGTAGATATCTAAAACCTGCTGGTGTTTCTCGTTAAGATCTTGACCGTTAAGAACGCCTGTACTTTTGACTTTTTCCTTTTTTTGTGGGTGTAAAAGTGTTTTACTATTCTTTTGACTATTATTTTTTTTATTCATTGTTTTGCTGTTTATATTTGTTTATTTATTTTATTGTCTTTGTTAGATTCTTTTTTTTTGTTTCTCTCTCTCTTTATGTTCTTCTAAAGGTTTTACTTTTATCAATGGAGGAAACTAATTTTTAAAGTTTTTTTTGCTTCTGGAATTGTATTTTTATTTTTAAAAATTATTAAAGTATTTTTTTATCTTTTTAATGATCTTATTCTATTACTGTAAATTTCTTTTATTTTCAATGTCTAGGCTTTAGTTTTCATTGTTCAAAATTACATAAAATTGTTTAGATTTAAACATTATAATTTTAAGGCTGTTATTTTATTGTATTTCATTGATAAAACTTTAACACTGTTTAGTAGTATTACTATTGATAATTAACATCTTCTTAACATTTTTAAACATTGTTTCTGTTGTATCTTTGTAGAGTGCTTAGTAAGTGAATTCTTTTACAAGGGACTAAATTATTTTTTTAGTCCCTTAAAAACTCTAAAAAATAAGATCATGAATACAATTATATCAAAAGTAACAGAAACAAAAAACATTTTTATCAATTCAATTTTTACGTTTCTTATAGTGTTTTGTGCTATTTCTATTTTAGCAGCAATATTAAGTACTATTAAATTATTTTAATATCAAAGGCAAACATCAAAAAAACAACTTTAAAAATAAAATTAACAATTTAAAAATAAACATCATGCAAATTAAAAAAGAATTAAATTTATCAAATTTCGAATTTTGGAGCGGTGCAAAAGATCATAGTTTCACATATTCAGAATTAACAGAATTAGAAAACAGTTTAGAGGATTTATATCCTGAAGGCACTACAGAAACCAGTATAAATGATTTATTTTGGTTTGAGGAAGAATTTTTATGCGAGTGTATAGGATTGGATTTTGAAGAGTACCAAAACAGATAAAAAAAAGGTTTTCGGTTAACCTTTAAAACCGAATTTTAACTTTAAAAAACAAAGATATGAAACCAGTCAAAATTTTAGGAGCAAATCAATTAAGCATTGAAACAGAAAATAAAATAGTATTTCAAAGTTATGATACTATTGTATGCGAAATTACAAATTTTGAAAATGGCAACCATCCAGTGGTAAAAATTACAGAAAATCAACCGCAAAGCAAAACAACTGCAAAATATTTAAATAAATTTTTGCAATTACATACGTATTATGAAAATTACAAAGAAATAGAAAACTAATAAAAACAAACCTAAACAAGTTTTAAAACTGTTTATTTGCTTTTTATGGTATTGGTATATGTTTATGTATTAAAAGAGTTCGAATCTCTTAAAAGCTCTAAAATGCTTATCAATGGGCAAAAAAAAACTAATTTTTAACCTTTAAATTTTAATATTATGAATTTAGAATATGTATATAAATACTTTAATTTAATCGAAATTAAAGAATCAGAAAAAGAAGTAGTAATTTATTATAGTTCTATCTACTATCAACAATT